GGTGGATCATCAAGCAGTGTTGGATACCTTTCGTTAAAAGGAAATACTTCATTAAGTACAGGGTCTGTATCTGTAATCACAACTTATCAAAATGGAACGACCCAAGATGATGGGACCGTTTGTGTAGCAATTTTCCGTTGAGGTGAGATATGAGCAAGCAAATTATCTATCCAAACGGAAATGGCGGCATCTGTTTAGTCATGCCAACTAGAGAACTTCCTGTTGAAGAAGTGGCTCGTAAAGATGTGCCTGCTGGAATCCCGTATCGCATCATTGATGAATCAGATGTTCCTGCGGATCATACGTTTTTCAACGCATGGGAAGCTGATTTCAGCAATCCTGATGGTTATGGAATTGGCGCAGAAGCATGGTTTGCTGAACAGGAGAATAAGTAATGATTACGGTCAACATGGACAAGGCAAAACAGATCGGCCACACCATGCGCCGTGAAGCACGCGCAGAAGAGTTTGCGCCTTATGACAAGATCATCGCAGCGCAAATCCCCGGTCAGAATGCGCAGGAAGCGGAAGTTGCTCGTCAGGCTATTCGTGAGAAATATGCTACAATCCAGCAGGCGATTAATGAGGCATCTACGCCAGAAGAGATTAAGGTTGCATTGGGGCTCTAAATGGCTGACTGGCTTGGCATAGCAGGGACACCAATATCATCAGGGCCAATCTCTGCGGCTCTGATTGAACCTGCTATTTATGTCGAAGCTGTTGGTTCGGCTACTGGCACTTGCACAGTCACTGCGGTTGGTGCGTCAACTTATGACGCTGTGGCATCTGCCGCTGGCACTTGCACAGTCACTGCGGTTGGTGCTTCTACATTTGCTTCTATAGCATCTGCAACAGGAACCTGCACTGTTGCAGCAGTTGGCGCTTCAACATTTGCTGCTGTTGCATCAGCAACTGGAACTTCGGATGTTGCAGGAATTGGAATTTCGACAGCTGCTGCAACAGGTGCGGCTTCTGGAACAGCGGATGTTTCCGGTGTCGGTACGCAGATCATCAACTCGGTTGGCGCTGCAACTGGAACATCATCTGTTTCAGGCATAGGCGCCTCCACATTTGCGGCAGTTGGAAGTGCATCTGGAACATCTACAGCAGCAGCTGATGGACAGGGTGTACTTGTCGTATCGGCTGTGGCTTCTGCTTCTGGAACATCCACAGCATCTGCTGTTATGACTGCTACAGCAACAATGGTTGCAACCGCAGTTGGCACATCAACCGTAAACGGTGTTCTAAGGGCAACGGCTACCTTCACTGGAACGGCAGTCGGTTATGCTGTATGCTTTGGCTACATTAAAAATGTCGGTTGGACGCCTGAGCCAGTCGATCCTGACACATGGACGGATCAGCCAGTTAACGATGCTACATGGACGGCATCAACATCAACTGGTGACTGGTCGGTTATACCGACACAGGACGATGAATGGACAGAAGTGCCTACGCCAAATTCAAACTGGCAGAAGGCGGCTTAGGAGAGAATAGATGGCTGACAGTTACACAACTAACCTCAATCTCACTAAGCCCGAAGTTGGGGCCAGCCGTGATACATGGGGAACCAAGATCAACGGCGATATGGACACGCTGGATGGCGTTTTTAACGCTGCTGGTAATGGTACATCTGTCGGGTTGAATGTTGGTGCTGGCAAAACACTAACTGTAGCTGGAACTGCAAACATCAGTGGAACACTTGTTGTTCCGACATCTACATCACCTACACAGGTGACAGATGGTTCTATGGTGTGGGACAGCGATGATAACTTGCTGACAGTTGGAACTGGTCTAGCACGTAAAACAATGGTTGATACGGATAGCACGCAGACTCTTACTAATAAGACTCTGACTGCTCCTGTTATATCGACAATCAGCAATACTGGAACTGTAACGCTTCCAACAAGCACTGATACACTGGTTGGTCGTGCTACAACAGACACTTTGACAAATAAAACGATCAATGGATCAAACAACACAATAACAAACATTTCGATGACAAGCGCTGTCACAGGAACACTTCCTGTTGCTAATGGCGGTACTGGTGTTGCTACGATTACAGCCAACAATGTCATTCTTGGAAATGGCACTTCTGCTGTTCAAACAGTTGCGCCCGGTTCATCTGGAAATGTTTTGACATCTGATGGAACTACATGGGTTTCATCTGCACTGTCATCGTTCTCAAATATGCAGGTTTTCACATCTAACGGCACGTTTACCGTTCCATCAGGCGTAACTAAAGTAAAAGTTACTGTAGTTGGCGGTGGTGCAGGAGGAAGCAGTGGTAGCGGCAATGCTGGTGCAGGCGGCGGTGGCGGAACAGCCATCAAGATCATCTCTGGTCTTACTCCAGCAGGAACAGTATCTGTCACAGTAGGCAGCGGTGGTTCTGCTGGCTCTAATGGTGGCACTTCATCATTTGGCGCGTATTGCTCTGCAACTGGTGGAAGCACAACTACAGGCGCTAATGGTGGTCCCGGTGGTTCTGGTTCTAGCGGTGATCTAAATATGACTGGTCAAGGTGGCAATGGTGGTGCTTTGGTTGGCAGCCGTGGCTATTATGGCGGTGGTGGTTCATCGTTTATGGGTGGCGGCGGCGCCGGATATGTTGATGGCGGTGGCGGCAATGGTGGACTTTATGGCGGCGGCGGCGGTTCAGGCGCATCAGGTGCGGCTGGTGTTGTCGTTGTGGAGTATTGATAGATGAAACAGGCTCTGATCTCTCCAAACGAAAATGTTTACGTTTACGGATATGGCAATGTCGGTAAACGTATTGCAGAAGTATCCACTTCAACTTTTGAAGTGGCTGCACCTTTGTTTTGGACGCCATGTCCAGACTATGTAACGGCAGAGGCTTATTACTATAGCGATAACGGTTCTTTTTCCGTTATTCCTGCTCCTATTCCTCCGCAGCCGGAATGATGAATTATGGAAATGCAGTCGATCATCAATATGTCGGTTGCGGCTGCATTTGGTGTAGCTGGCTGGCTAGGTCGTGAGATGTGGGGTGCAGTCAAAGAACTGCGCAAAGACCTGCATGAGTTGGAAGTTGGTCTTCCAAAAGAATATGTCCAGAAAGTCGATTTAGATAAGCGCATGGAGCATATCGAATATATGTTCCAGCGCATCTACGACAAACTGGAAAGCAAGGCAGACAAACCTTGATAGTTTCACAAAAAGAGGGAGATGACGAGGTGAACAAACATGGACCCCGCATCTATTGCTCTTATATTTGGTGCAGCAAAGACTGCTTATGAAGCTATTAAGACAGGCATCAAGGTCGGTAAAGAAATACAGGGTATGGCGGGTGACATCGCCAAACTTTACGGATCAGTTACCAGTCTCACTAAACTATCGTCTAATCCTCCTAAGCCTAAAATGTTTAGCAAGGTGTCTGCCGAAGAAATGGCAATGGACATCGTTGTTAAACGTAAACAGGCAGAAGAATGGTTTGCGCAGGTCAAAAATGAGTTTGTCGCCACGTATGGAATTGCGGGGTGGCAGGAAGTTGAACGTGAACTCACGCGCATCCAAAAGGATCAGAAGGCAGCGCGTGAAAGAGCAGCCAAGGAAGCGGAAGAGTTTCAGCGTGAGGTGATGATAATCTGTACCATTGGTGGTATTGTTATCTGCATCATCATCGGTGTTTTTCTGGTGTTTCTGGCTATATAGGGGGACAGCATGGACCTATTGAAAACATTTGGACCATTGCTCCAGACAGTTGCTCCTACGCTGGCAACAGCCTTGGGTGGACCATTGGCAGGTGTTGCTGTCAAAACATTGTCTTCGGCTCTCCTTGGGCATGAAGAAGGCAATGAAGACGATGTAAAGGCTGCCTTGGAAAAGGCAACGCCAGAACAGCTTGCAGCTGTGAAGCAGATTGACGCTGATTTCAAGGTTCGCATGAAGGAACTGGACATTGATCTTGAGCGCATTGCTGCTGCTGATCGTGACAGCGCCCGTAAGATGCAGGTATCAACCCAAGACTGGGTTCCACGTATGCTTGCACTCCTGATCACCGTTGGATTCTTCGGCATCCTGACTTGGATGCTTCTTCATGGTATGCCGCAGAATGGCACTGAAGCACTGCTTATGATGCTTGGTGCACTTGGTACGGCATGGACTGGGGTAATCAACTTCTACTATGGTTCATCGGCTGGATCGAAGGAAAAGAATGCCTTGATCGGCAAGGGAGATGGAAAATGAAGAGCAACTGGGAAGACTGCTTTAGGATGGTCTTGAAGCATGAAGGTGGATTTGTAAACCATCCGCGTGATCCCGGTGGTATGACCAATCTCGGTGTCACAAAGAGAGCATGGGAAGAATACACAGGTCAGCAGGCTGATGAGGCAGAAATGCGCAGTCTGACACCTGAGATGGTTCAGCCGTTCTATAAGGCTCGTTACTGGGACAAAATACGTGGAGATGAACTTCCGTTTGGAGTTGATTATGCAGCCTATGATCTGGCAGTTAACTCTGGACCAGCCCGTGCAGCTAAATACCTACAGCAGATCGTAGGTGTTCCGGCAGATGGCATCATTGGGCCAAAAACACTGGCTGCTATTAACGAAGCACCTGCTGATGAGGTGATTGATGCTCTTTGTGGGATGCGGATGGACTTCTTAAAAGGCTTGCCCACCTTTGATACCTTTGGAAAGGGTTGGACTCGTCGTGTTGCTGAAGTCGAAGAGAAGGCAAAGGGCATGGCCTGAAGCCTGTTTCGTGGTATAAATAATGGACTTCTGAGGGATAACTATGCCACTGGCTCCAATTAACATTCCACCCGGTGTCTTGAAGACGGCAACGCCGCTTCAGGTCAAAGGTCGCTATTGGGATGCAAATTTGATCCGCTGGCGTGCTGGTAAATTGCTTCCTATTGGTGGGTGGCAGCGTATCAGTGAAACACAGCTTGCAAGCACTGTTCGCACCATTTTTAGCTGGTCCAGCACAATTGGATCATCTCTCACTGTTTTTGGTTGTGATGATAAATTGTATTCGCTTGAAGGTGCGACATACGATGACATTACACCTGATGGTTTTGTTGGTGCTGAAGATACGTCAGTTGGTGGCTATGGTGCTTATGACTATGGCGAACTGCTGTATGGTGATGACACAGATTTAACTTATCCGCGTCCTGAATCTGCTTCATTTATCCCACCGTTCTCATGGACGTTTGATAACTGGGGTGGCGAACTTCTTGCTGTTGCATCTAGCGATGGTCGATTGCTTCACTGGCAAGAAGGTGAAGGAAAGATCACTGTAGTTGGTATTGAACCAATTACATCTATTGCTCGCGTTTCAAACGTGGCAACAGTAACAACTACATATAATCACGGGTTCACCAATGGTAATACCGTTGTGATTAGTGGAAATTCTGTTTCATCTTTGAACGGAACATACACAATCACATCTGTTCCAAGTCTCACCACATTTACCTATGCTAACTCTGGTACAAATACGACTGGAACAGGTGGAACTGCGTCATATCCAACTGCTGATCTTCCACCGACAAATAACCGTGGTGTTATCGTCACTCAGGAACGCCATGCTGTTTTGATTGGTGCTGGTGGTAATGCTCGTCGTGTTGCGTGGTCTTCACGCGAAGATTACACAGATTGGGATTTTGCCAGTACAACAAATACGGCTGGCTATCTTGATCTTGATACCGCAAGTAAGATCATCATGTGCGCAGCAGTGCGTGAAGGCACGCTGATTTGGACGCAAGACGAAGTATGGCTGATGCAGTATATTGGTCTTCCATATATCTACAGCATCAACCGTATTGGTTTTGGATGCGGGATCATTGCTCCACGCGCATTTGCTACGACTGCTGGTCGTTGCATTTGGATGGGCAAAGAATCCTTCTGGATTTATGATGGCGGTACTGTCAGGCCGCTTCGCTGCGATGTTGGCTCTTATGTTTTTGAGAACATCGACACTGACAGTGGCGCGCTCTATACGCATGGTGCTGAAAACAATGTCTTTCCTGAAGCATGGTTTTGGTATCCATCAACAGGATCAACAACACCAGATCAGTATGTAGTTTATAACTATGCTGAAGACTGGTGGACTATTGGAACAATGGACAGAACTGCTGCATTTGGAGCAAGTATCTTTCCTTATCCGATAGCTGCTGACTCTAATAATGATATTTTCTTCCAAGAAAACGGATGGACAGCGGCAGGTGCTTCACTTGAAGGTCAACGATGGGTTGAGACATCATCCATTAACATTCAAAATGGCAATCTGGTCAGTCATCTTCGTCAGGCTATCACTGATAGTGGGTATGGCTATGACAGCACTACAATCACTGTCTATTCCAGCTTCACACCAGAAGGTGCTGAAACAACATCTGGTCCTTATACTCCGCGTTCTAGTGGTTATACTGATATGCGGGTTACTGGGCGTGATTTCCGCATGAAGATCACAGCAACACAAGATGCTCCTTGGAGCATTGGTGAAATGCGGATTGAGTTTATGGGGAGTGGTGGACGATGAACATTACATTTCCACCTGTACCAGCGTCCTATGATAATGGTTACTTCAACAGAGCCTTTGCGACTTTTTCTCAGGCAGTAAATCAGTCTGTGACTAAGTTTGAGGCTGTTGAAAGCATCTTGCTACAAGCATCTGACGGATCAGTCTGGAAGGTAACTGTAAGCAATACAGGTACACTAACTACAACGGCGGTTCCACTTGGACAAACAGGCGCACCTCCTTACTAAAATGGAGAAAGCACTTAGATTGGGTGGCGGTACGCATTCAGTCGGTGACATCTATCTTGGTTTGCAGTCTGGTAAGTATCAGGGATGGTTCACGGATAACTCTGGTGTGATTACAGAGATATTAGTTGGACCACAGAAGAAATGGCTGAACTGTTTTTTGGTGTTCGGTGACATGGAAGAGGCGATGAGTATGCACCCGCAGGTCATCGCATTTGCTAAAGAGCATGGTTGCTCTTTTATGACCATGAACGGACGCTGGGGATGGCAGAAGATTCTGCCGAAATATGGATGGACCAACAGGTCGGTGTCTATGGCACTACCATTGGAGGATTAAAATGGGCAAAGGTGGCGGCGGTGGTCAACAACAGGTCGTGAATAAGACAGAACTGCCTGAATGGGTGCAGGAAGCAGGTAAGAAGAACCTTGCTGCTGCCTATCAGGTATCTGAAAACATGATGGGACCATATACAGGTCAGCGTGTTGCAGATATTAGCAGCGGTCAACTTCAGACCATCGGGGACATTGCATCTAGCTATGGCATGGCACAGCCTGCTTATGCTTATGCGCAACAAATGGCTGCACAGTCTGGTCAGTACCAGCCGCAGCAAGTGCAGGCAGGTCAGCTTTCAACGACTGATCTTGCTCCATATATGAACCCATTTACTCAGTCTGTCCTGCAATCATCTCTGGACACATTGAACCAACAGCGGATGCAAAACCTGAATGCTGCGTCTGATGCAGCTATTCGTGCCCGTGCATTTGGTGGATCACGCCAAAGCATTCAGGAAGGTGTTGTAAACGCGGCTGCCCAGCAGCAGGCTGCAAACCTTGCTGCACAGTTGTATTCGCAGAACTTCCAGCAGGCGCAGCAGGCAGCACAATCTGATATTGCCCGTCAGATGGCTGCACAGCAGCTTAATCAGGCTGCTGGATTGCAGCAGGCTGGCATTGGTCTTCAAGGTGCACAGGCACTCGGCGGTCTTGCTGGTGCAGGTCAACAGGCTTATCTCACTGGTGCATCATCTGCTCTTGCTGCCCAGTCTGCTTTGCAACAGCAGCAGCAGGCTGAACTTGATGCAATGCAGCAGGCTTATCGTGAAGCCCAGCAATTCCCATTGCAGCAGTTGCAGATTCCTGTCCAAGCACTCGGTGCTACACCGTATGGACAGACAAATACGCAGACTGGTCCCGGTCCTTCCAGCAATCCATTGCTGACTGGTTTGGGTGCAGCCGCGTCTGCCGCGTCTCTCATTGGTACGATTGCATCACTATGATCGACACTGCGTTACTGTTTAGTGGTGGCAAAGACAGTCTGGCTTGTTTGTATTTGAACAAAGACAAATGGGATCAGATGTATGTTGTATGGCTAAACACTGGTGCAGCGTATCCTGAAATGGTCGCGTATATGGCTGAATGGAAGAAAAAGTTGCCACACTTTGTGGAACTTAATTCTAATCAGCCTGAGAACATACAGAATTTCGGTTGGCCTGTTGATGTGTTGCCAGTCAATAACACAATGGTTGGCAGACATATCAGCGGAGAAACTGGACCATTGATGCAGCCTTATGTGTCGTGCTGCTCAACTAACATCTGGATACCTTTGCACTATGGGGTGAAGGATTTAGGTGTTACAAAGGTGATCAAAGGTCAGCGTAATTCTGACGCAAAAAAGTCAACTGCGCGAAATGGTACAAAGGTGGATGGCATTGAGTTTATAATGCCAATCCAAGATTGGACCGAAGAACAGGTTTTCAAGTATCTTGATGAAGTCGGCGCTGTGCTGCCACCGGGATACAAAGAAGGTGAAAAAACAGGAAGAGACTGCTGGGACTGCACTGCATATCTTTCTGACAATGAACAGCGGATTAAGAATCTGTCTCCGTTCAAAAAAGCAGAGGTGCTGCGTAGGTTAAACATCATCGACGAGGCAGTTGGAAAGCAGTGGGTGAGCTATGGCTGATGTAAACACTATTGCGGAATACATCTACAGAAGAGCGCCACTCTACGGCATTGATCCAAATCTTGCTGTCGGCATTGCTCGTTATGAAGGTCTAAATCCAAATACACTTGGAAGCCCCACATTCGGGAACCGTGATGCACGCGGTTATTCGTTTGGTCCGTTCCAACTTTATTCTGGTTCGTCTGATCCGAATAAAATTGCACCCGGTGGAATGGCCTATGAGTTTCAGCAAAAATATGGACAGGCTCCATCCCGTGAAAACTGGATGCAGCAGGTCGATTTTTCGCTTGAGATGATGAAAAATAAAGGAACAAGCCCTTGGTATGCTGTGCGTGACCAAGGGGGCGTTGAAGCAATAACCAAAAAAGGTGCAAACTTTGCCAATTCTATTGGCCTGTTAGGCGGTCAAACTGAAACAGCACAACAGCAGCCAAAGAATGCTTTGATTGCTCTTGGAACAAACGATTATGCCAATCCTCAAGCTGCTGCTGAAGCAACTATGAAGGCTATTGAAGCAGCTAAATCAAGAGGCCTAAATCCTATAATTGTCCCACCTAATGCGAATAATGATAAGTTTAGACCTGTAAGTGAAGCAGTTAGAACTGCTGCAACAGATGCAGGTGCAACTATCGCAACTGGTACATACGAAGCAAAAGACCCATTGCATTTGACACAACAGTCAGTGCGACAACTTATTCAACAGTATCCCGGTGCTATTCCTATTGGAGATAGCAATGCTGTTCGTATCGGTATGGGTCTTGGATATAAGCCTGCTGCTGATGGCACGCAGATTTTTACACCTCAAGGTCAGTTGCTGGCACAAACTGGCATTGGTTCTTCAACCATTGCTCAAAATATCATGGGTCTTCCGCAGCCCCAGATGCCGCAACAACAACAGCCACAGCAGCCACAAGCACCTGCAACCCAGATGGCAGATGTAAAAGGCTATCTTGCTCCTGCATCAACTGCTCAACTTGCTCCGGCTGGTACATGGTCACGATTTGGGCAGGATGTCCTTGGTGGCATGACAGGCGGTCTGCTTGGTACACCTTGGTCAACTCCTGCTGCCAATGCTGTCCAGCCAACACAAGTTGCCTCAATGGCTCCTGTTGCCGCTCCACAGCCAACACAGTTTCCATCTTTGACACCGGGTATGGCTGAAAGTGTGACACTTCCTGCCTCCGTTGGTCAGCCAACAATGCCGCAAATGGCTGGTCTTAATGTGGGTGCTGGGTTGCAAATGCCACCTGCTGCTGCAATGCAGCCGACAACACAATCATTGTTCAACCCTACACCATCTGCTCTATCGACAGCAGGCAGCCTTGCTGGACTTGCCAATGTTGGACTTGGTTTGATGGCAGCAGGTGCAGAAAAGCCGTCATGGCAACCGGGCGCACCCGCACCCGTGCAACGCGGTCAATGGCGTGATATTATCTTCTCAGGTCTTTTGGGGTGATGACATGGCAAGTCTTGAAGAACAGCTTGGTGCACTTTACCTGCAATCTTTGACAGGTGGACGCGTTGATTCCGCAAATTATGGGATCATGCCAGAACAGCCAATGATCCCTGTTGTGCCAACACCACCTGTTCAGCCAACACTGGCTGCTCCTATCATGCAGATTCATCCTGCCATCCAGTCTGCGTTTCAGACTGCTTTGATGAATCAGGCAATGCTTGGAACACAAGCACCACCGTTCAACCCTGCTGAAATGCAGGTAACAACAAATCAGCTCCCTACACAGTATGGTCGTTTGAAGTTTGGTGACACAACTGGAACCATCACTCAAACACCTATCAACTTTGGCGGTCTTTTGGGCCGATAAGGACAAAGAACATGGCACTTCTTGAAGACATCACTGGTGGCATCGGCAACTTCTTTGGTGGGTTGCTGGGTGGCGGTGGTCAGGCACAGACTGATGCGACACAGCAAACTGCTGGTTTGCAGCCGCAGCAGCAGGCAACTGACTTGCTTTCCATGATGTCGCCTGAAGACCAGCGCCGCATGACATACAGTCTGCTTGGTCAGCTTGGTTCAACGCTGCTTGCAGCTGGTCAAAAGCAGATGCCTGCACAGCGTGCACAGTATCTGTCTCAGTTGGGTGCTATTCCCGGCAATGTGCAGCGTGAAGCAATGGGTAATCTGCAAACACGTATGCTTCAATCACAGCTTGCTGAACGGATGCAGAACCAGCAATCACTTGGTCAGATCAATGCGCTGATGAAAGACCCTGCTGCATTCAAGCAGGCTTACGGTTTTGACTTGCCACCGGGTGTGTCTGCCGCACAGGTGCAGAACATCGTGCAGCAGCGTGCAACATCGCAATATGTGAACCCACTTGCTCGTCAGATTCAAGAAGCACAATATGCCGATATTCTTGCTAACCGTGAGAAGGCAATCACGCAGCTTGAAACTCAGAAGCAGCAACTTGCAGCAATCGGTGGTGATACATCTCAGATTGATTCACAGATCAACACACTGCGCCGCATCTATGGTGGTGCACCGGGTGCTGCACCTGCACCAGTTGCACCTGCACCAACTCCAATGCTGGTGACACCTGCTCCAACAGTTCAGCCTGCTGCACCTGCTGCTGCTCCTGCTGTGACACCCGGTGGTGTCGTGCAGCCTGCGCAACCTGCTGCTGCTCCGACATCAGCACAGCCGTCTGCTGCTCCTGTTACACCTCCAGCTGAAACACCTGCCGCAGAAGTTCCTGCTGCACCACCGTCACTGTTCAATCCACCTGCTGCTCCTGCAACTCCTGCTGCAAAGCAAGGTGCTGCACTGTTTAATCAGTTTACTCAAATTCCGCAGGCTGAAGTGCGTCAGCGTTTGCAGGCTGCAATCGGTGCTGGAAAGTTCCAAGAAGAGTATTCAAAGCTACTTAAGGAAGAACGTGAACAGCTTGGTGAAGAAGGCAAACGCCGATTCGATCAAGAAGGTAAACTGCGTTCATCTTTTGATGCTGCAACGAAGGACTTTCCGACTTTGCAGAATGCTTACAAGTCGATGGAAGAACTTGCTAAGAACCAGACTGGTACATCTGATGTTGCTCTTGTCACATCACTGTACAAAATCTTCGATCCCGGCTCTGTTGTGTCGGTTAACGAAGCTGGTCAGATTACAAGTGCACAAGGTCAGGTTCCGGGACTTCTTGAGAAGATCACCAATAATCTGATGACAGGTCAGAAGCTGACTGAAAAGCAGCGTGCTGATGTTATCGAAGCAGCGCGTACACGTTTCCGCGAAAACTATGCAGAATATGAACGCCGCATTGCACAGAATACAACTCTTGCAGAGAAGTATGGTCTGACACCTGATCGTGTTGTTGTTGATCTTCGTGATGATGATCTGAAGCAACAGATGGATGCGCTGAACCAGCGTGATCGTATTTCCAAGTCAATCAGCGTTGATCAGATTGGCAATGCTTCACTTGATGATCTGAACTTGCTGAATAAGCGAGTGTTGAATGCTAACCAGATGGCTGCTGTTAAAAAGCGACTTGAAGAACTCGGTCAGCCTCCTGCTCCACCTGCTCCATCTGGAACAGGTACATCTCTAATGGGTCCACCAATGCCACCTCCCATGATTAAGCCTCTTGGTGGAAGCCTAAGCACACTTGGCAACAAACAACTTCTTCCACTTGGCTTCGGTCAATAAGGTGAAACATGGCAGATGATCCGTTTGAAAAACTCCGTGGTCTGAACCTTCCGGCTGGTGCTGCACAGGCGCGTGACCAACAGGCAATCATGGCTGGTCTTCGTCAGCAGTATGGTCTGCCATCACAATCGCAGTTTGTGCGTGATGTGCTGTTGCGTCAGGGCATTGGTCAGGGCGTCATGCTTGGTGCAGGTGACGAGGCAGAAGCCTTTGCACGCTCCAAGCTGTACGGCACAAACTATGATGAAGAGTTGGCGCGTGTTCGCGGTGAACTCTCGATTGCCAAGGCTGAACGTCCTACATCAATGACTGCTGCTGAAGTAGTCGGCTCATTTGCTCCGGCTGTCGGTATAACGGCACTGACTGGTGGCGCTGCTGCTCCTGCAATGGCGACAACATTGCCTGCACGTATCGGTCTGATGGCTGGTCAGGGTGCACTCGGTGGTGTCATCCAAGGTGGTGTTGAAGGCTATCTGAAGGGTGAAGGTTCAGCCGCAGATCGTCTGGATAAGGCTGCTGAAGGTGCATTGATGGGTGGCGGTCTTGGTGCTGCTGTCGGTGGTGCATTGCCGCTGGCTGGTGCTGCATTCCGTGCTGTCAGCCGTACACCTGAGCAAATGGCTGCGGCACGTTTGCAGGGTGTGATGAAGGAAGCAAACACAACACCTGAAGCATTGCTTGCCCAGTATCAGCAGCAGCAGGCGCGTGGTGTGAAGCCGGAAGTGCTGGCTGAAATGCTGCCTCCGACAAGCCCAGTTGTGCGCGAAACAGAGCGGTTGGCGACTGCACCCGGCAGCCGTGGAATGGCTGAGGGACTGGAGCAGCGTGCACTGTCTCAAGGTCAGCGTGTGGAGCAGGGTTTCCAGCAGGCAATTGGTCAGCAGAAGAACCTGTTTTCTGCACTTGATGACCTGAAGGCTGTTCGTGAGCAGCAGGCACGTCCTCTCTACAAGGCCGCTGATCCACTCAGTGCACGCACTGAAACAATGGATGATCTGCTGAAACGTGTGCCGAAGTCTGTCTTCGGTGAGATTGAACAGGCTGCTGGCATCGGTCAGATGGCTCCAAAGGCTATCGTTGAAATCGGTGACAACGGTGCGCAGGTGGTGCGCAACTACACCTATGCAGAAGTCGATGCCATCCAGCGTGCTTTGGATGACGCCGCGTCTGCCGCGTATCGTGGTGGCAAGGGTAATCTTGGTAACAAGCTGGCTGGTTTGCGCGATGACATTGTTAATGCAGCTGAAGCAGGTTCGCAGGAATACAAGGCTGCTCGTCAGATTTGGGCAGGCAGTCAGTCTGCTGAACGTGCAATGGATCAGGGCCGAAACTTCCTGAAGCAGCGTGCTGAACTGACAACCCGTGCGATTGATAAAATGTCGCAGGCTGACAAGGAAGCCTATCTGGTTGGTGTCTTTGATGCCGTCAATGATGTGATCCTTGGCAAGCTGCCGGGTCGCGATGTCACACAGGCATTCAAGAGCGGCAAGGCGCAGAACCAGATTGAAGCAGCTATCAAGGCTGTGACCAATGATCCCGCACAGGCGAAGGTTATTACAGAAAGCCTGATGGATAACATCGCCCGTGAATCACGGATGATGCTGACTCGCGCTGGAACCAAGGGCAGCCGTACACAGCCGTTGCAGGCTGAAACAGCAGGCTTCTTGGAGCAGATCAGTCCGATGGCAGGCATTGCCGGGGAACTGGCTACAGGCGGCCCTACGATGGGCCTGATGGCGCGTGCTGCCAAAGGTATCGGTGAACGCATCTCCACCGGGATGACGCAGGCAAAACAGGCACAGACAAATGAACTGCTGGGCAAACTGCTGTTGTCCACGAAGCAGAGCGACATTGAAGAAGCATTGAAGCGGTTGCAGCAGGTTCAGACGCAGCCGCAGATGCCGGGTGTCATCCAGAAGGGTCTGCTCGGTGGTGCATTGGGTAGCATTGGTCAGTAACAGCCATTAACACATTGTTAACTATATTTAGCAGCCCTGTGGATAAATCTTCACAGG